TAGACTTAAACTTATGCAGCACCTTTGCTTTAACTTTAGGAGAATGTATTTTATTGATCTCCTCATATGGGTTGCCATTAGTTATAACATCGAAGTCATAACCAAAAGCTCTACAAATCATTAGTAGTTTTTCAGCTGGTATACCATTTAACCCGCTTTCATTTTTTTGTATCTGTTGAAAAGAAACAGAAATTACATTGCCAACTCTAGTCTGAGTTTCCTCTATTTGCATTCTCTGTATTAGCAACATCTTTGCTAATCTTCCTCTCTCATCAAATATATCTACTGTGATTTTTTGTTGTGGTAGCGCCATAAATTACTCCGTAAGGTTTAAGTTATTTAATAGCTTTTGATTTTCTTTTTGATTATCCAGGTTACCTTCATAGTGTTTGTTAAATGTATTCAAATTACCCCAACCAAACCTAGTTGTGAAACCTTTGTCTGAATACATTTTACTATTTCTTATGAGTGTACTACTGAATTTTCTAAATGGTTTTAATCCGCCAACCCAGTTAACGCCAGCTCTCTTAGCTGCATCCTGGACTATTCTCTTGGATACCTTTAATGAATAATTAAAAACTCTCCCACCTTTTTTGTAGATGAATGCTGTATCAAGCAGCGCAAGTAATTTATCTGAACAATCTATAACTCTCCTGCTGCCGCTATTTTTTAAGAAGTCTTTTCTCAATCTATTTTTATAATCAATACTATCTCTAATAAATATTTTTTTATTTTTGAAATCTATGTTTTCCCATGTCAAACCTAAGATCTCATTGGGTCTAGCTCCTGTTTCAGCTGCTGTATATAACAAAGCTTTATAGGGTAGGTTATGTGTAAGCTTAATCATTGCTGATACCTGGTCTTTGAACGGAACAAACTGATCCCCGGGGAACCTTTGCAAAGCATTTCTAGAAAATTTAAAAGTTAAGATCCTTAGATCACAGTTAATATTTTTTTCATCACAATATCTAACAAACCTTTTAAACAATCCAACAATCTCAATAACAGATTTTTTAGATAACAAATCACCTTTGCAATTTTTTGCTTTAGTAATCATGGGTATAAATGTTTCTTTAAATGTGCCTAAGCTAAGATCTGAAATCTTTTCTATACCTTGGTTAACGAAGTAGGGTTCAATAAAATTATCTATAAAACCTAAATAATTTTTATTAGTTTTTTTAATATTAAGTCTGTCGTTTTGTATGTAATTTTTAAACTGTTGCAGCTCTACCATAACTTTAGTCTCATCAGCATTGAGTAAAGCTTGTTTAACTTCGGGTGTATCAGCTGTAGCTGTAAGTATAAATCTATTTGCTTTTCTTTTTTCGTTTAGCTCGTAAGTCTTAACTTGTTTTTTCTTACCATTAACTATTGTGTAAATACTAATCTTATTATTTTTTTCTGTTTTATACAGTTGCATATTTAACTTCTTTGATTGTGTCAAAATCTACAACAATATCTGATTTGTCTGTACATCCTCCAAACTTACAGCCTGGAATTGGAACTGTTCCATAATACTTGTCTAATAATTTTGCTATTGCTTGATGTAATGAATTGCTTTTTATTGTTTCTTTTTTCCAAGTATCTGATTGGAAAGCTGTTTTATGTTTCCATTCATATTGAAAAACTTTGCTCATAACAAATCAATATTAAATCTATGCGTGTTTGTCAACCCGTCATTGACAGATATACAAATTATAATAGAGCGTAAAAGGGAGCGTCTACAGTTAAGTAGTTTAGAAGTATTCTAATGTAGCTTAGCTTATACTGATAGTTGGCTAAGCTTATCTTGTAATCCTATCTCCTCAATCAGCCTATCGTGAGCAGACTTACTTAGAGCTGCTGTAGCTGGGGGATAGAAACCACCATTTTTAGTTTTAAGTCGAGTTATCTTTTGCAGGATGTATTTTCTTCTTTTCTGTACTTCCAACATCTTTGCTTTCGTTTTCTCGTACTCGGTCTCTGACGTTATTTGTATCGACATTTGTCTTTACCTCCTTCACACGTTTAAATTCGAAGCCAATGCTTTTAGGATCAACTTCATAAGTAGCGGTAGCACCTGGGAGACCAGCTTTAGCTGCCGCATTTAGATCAGTAAAAGTTTCTTTAGCTGTAAAGCTACAGTTACCGCTCCAAAATTTTTCAAACTTCGTCATAATCTCTTTCCAATATCATTTCTAAATATTGTATAGCTTTCTTAACGGATTGTTTTCCTTTAAGTTTAGCTGCGTTTAATTGTTTAAATGAAAGTTTTGTGTGTTTCCAATAATCGTGTCTAGAAGTATATTTTATAACATTTCCTTCGGGAAATAAAAGACAATTTTCAATGCTGTACTCAGCTGGTTGGATCTTTAATCTAGAGTAATGGGACCCGCCAACCTGGTATTTTAAGCTGTTAAACATATCTTTATCTGTCGCCATTAATACTTAAACTCCTGTTCTTACCTTTTAATCTAATGATATAACCTCTTTCAATTAACTGATTGACTAGGTTATATATGCTGTTCTTTGATGCTAAACCTACCGCCTTCCTAATTTCATCATAAGAAGGCGATAGTTTATTTTTTTTGAGATAAGACTTTATAAAGCTAAAACACTTTAATTGTTTTTTAGTTAAGCCGTATCTCGTAGTCATTATATGTTAGCTCCAAATCCAAAAGCTGTAGCATCTGCTGGTTCAGCTTTCTTTTTGCTTACTGACTTTTTAATGGTAATTTTCACAGATCCGTCTTTTTGTACGTATCCGCTTGGTTCCATCCATACACCATTAATCGCAAAGTTTTTACGATATGGCTTACCGCTTTTCTCGTTGATCTTTTCACTATCAACTGAAACAAAGTCGGGTATCTTTTCCTTACCAGTTATTACATTTCCGTTAGCATCAAACTTATCTTTGTTTCTTGTAACAGAAAAAGTCGCAACCCAGTTTGGATCTTTATTTTGAGACATTGTTTGCTCCTCCGTTAAATTGAGACATTTTACTTGATATGATGCTGTTAAGTTTATCAAACTTAGCAACATCGCTATTTTGTAGATCTGTAAGATAATCTTTATGATCTGACAAAATTTCTCTTAGCTTACCTATATGCGTAGCTTTATTAATTTGTACTTCAATGACGCTTGCATGGTTAAGATCTATACCTTGCTGCTCATTGTTTTTATAATCTTCCTGGATCTCTGCTGTTGAATAGAATGTGCCATGTAAACCTAAAGCTTTTAAAACTGCTCGGTCTACAGCTCTCATTTCAGCTACGTTAACAGGATAAAAAAAATCGTTATTATCGGGAGATACTTCACCAAAGCTATAATATTTTTTACCTCTAAATGAAGCTCCAGCTTTAACTACTGCACATTTATTTTTTAAATCACAATGTACTAAAGCTATATCTGTTTCTATACCAAAGTCTTTTGCCAGGTTCTCTACTTCTTGATGAATAATTTTATACTTACCATCTTTCCAGGTAATAATTTTTCCGTTGTTTTTTAACTGTACTAATTTTTTTTCAAGTGCTGGAAATTGTAAGACGTTAGACATGCTTAACCTCCTGGGGTAAATGGGAAAAAGAAGATAAAGTTAGGTAGCTATTTTTAACACTAACTTTACCAAAACCATCTACCCCATGTATTACAGAGCCAACCTTTTGAGGGAGGTTTATTTTTGGTGCGTACTTATGTAAGCATAGTATCATTATGCATAGGGAAAAAATGACAAGTAGCTCAATAAGCTTGCCTTTTCTCTGTAATTTTTTTTGTGCAAATCTTTCTTTTAAAATAATTCTTTGCATATTAATTTCGTTTAACTTTTCAGCCATAGATCCTCCGCTATTTCTTTGTGGTTACCTTCTAAATAATTCCAAGCAAACATGTGATTAAACTGAGGTTCAACATCCATAAAAAATGTTTTCTTACCTCCATGCCTAGCCATTAGCCTCTCTCTCCTTCTTGCTATTACTGTCATTTGCTTAAGAATTTTCTCTCTTACATTTGATGATAAAGCAGGGTGGGTGTCGTCAAATATTTTATAACTATCTTCATTGACTACACATAAAATAGGTTTCTTACCTGTAGCCATTGCATAAAATTGAGTTTGTAAAACATGAGCTGCATCGGGTTGGTCTTTTAATTTTACATAGTTAAAAGCAGGAGATCCATCAGCTCTAACTGTTCTGCCTTTTCTTCTCCATTTGGTTTTAAGCTCGATGAAGTGGGTTTTATTTTCGAAGTCGGGTCTCCCAATGCAAGGTAAAATACATCCTGGTAAATTTATAAAAACATTTCTTTCACTTTCAACTTCACCTTTTAAATTTATTTCAGCAAAAGCTTTTACTGCTGTATGAAAAACACCTGGCAATCTTTCCAGGTTATCTTTGAATTGATATTTTTCTGTATCGTGGTTAGTGAATTTTTTATTATAATAATCTAAGGTAACATCAAAAGCTCTATTCGGTGCTTGCTTACCTTCTATTTTTTTAACTTTAACTTTATTAAAATTTTCTGCTGCATCTTTTTTCCAAACATAATCTGAGTAAATAACTTGTAAACCTTCTGCGATGGCTGTACCAGCATCAGCTCTAGATCCAAAATAAATTTTTCTTCTTTGCTTTTGAGATAAGAATAAATATTCATAACACCATTTGCCGTCTATATTGTTCAGCTGAGACGGGGAGTGGTGATTTAACTCGTAGATTTTTACCCATTCGGGTAGCTTCGGTACTTCCGATAAAATTTTAGATAGTTCGTTTTGTTCTTTTGTTTGCATAAAACAAATCAGTTGAACAATATTTAAACTAAATATGGAAAAATGGCAACCTTACTATGTATAAAGGCTTATTTTATGAGTTTATTTGTTAATATGTGTGATTTTAAGGTAGGGTTGAATTTTGAAATTTGAGGTGATGCAATAGAAAGATCATCTGCGGTAAAATTTAAGCAATCTTTTGACAATGGTTCTTTTGTGTGTGGGCTTACAGCTTTAAAAGTTCCATCATTGTTTGTTTGCAGCACGGCTGCTATAGGTTTTACATGTGGTTTTCTTGCAAGTAATTTTTTTGAAGGCTCTAAATAACACATTCTATTTATAGCATTTCTTGAGAATTTTTTACCTATTTTCATTTCTTCAAATATTCCAATGTCTCCATCTAAATGAGATCCTGGAATATCAAACAACATTAAAAATATAGCAGCGTTATTATATTCGTATGGAATATTGTATTTTATTTGGTCGTTTTTACTAAACTGTTTAACATTCCAGCTTCCATCTGTATAAAATTTACAAACTCTTTTTTCAGTAGGCTGGTATATTTCAACTGGATGGCAATGTAAAACTTCAGCTATTTTTAATGCATTATCCCATGCAACTTCTCTACTATCTTTACACCATCTATTTACTGTAGTTTTATCTCTCTTAAGTTGTTTAGCAAGATCCGCTTGGGTCATGCTTTTTTCTTTTAAAAGTTTGGTTAATAAAGCCATAGTTTCGTTTTTGTTGTTTATTAATGTAGCGTCTTTTATTGCTCCACCACCGAATGTTACTATGTTATCTTTTGTTGACATTATGTCAATTCCTATCATTGTTTAATGTGAATAGTCAACCTTTAAAGGATAAATGTTTATAGTGTATGCTTATCCACATAATACATATACAACCAACTCTCATTAATTACTTAATCTGTTTGACAAATCAGCAAATATGCATATTTCTCGGATATGGCAAAATCAATCAAATTAGAACAATACAGAATATCAAAGAAACTTACACATAAAAAACTCGGAGATCTATTAGGTACAGATCAATCAACTGCTTACAGGTGGTGCAATGGTGAACGAATACCAAAGCCAAAGCATATGAAAATAATCTCTGAAAAAACTGAAGGCAAAGTTAACGCTCTTAGTTTTTATGAGTAAAAGAAAATTAAAAGGGACAATAGATGATTACCCGTTGGTGCAGCTTACTATTTTTGATTGGGTTAGTAACTCTGAGTGGATGTCATTTACCAAAGCCAAAAAACTCGAACCTTCTCAATGTTTTGCAGTGGGTCGGATCTTCAATAAAAAAAAAACCAAAATCCAACTATTCAGCTCCTGGAGCTACGATGAAGATGGAATTATTGAAATTGGAACAATAGAAACTGTGCCGCGTAGTTGGGTGCAAGAAATAAAAGAGCTTAAATTAAAATGAAAACAAAAATATTTATAATCATTTTTACAATAGCATTCTGGTCGATCGCTCCTCAATATGCAAAGTCAAGAGTAAATCCCGAATGGAAAGAATTTTGCGAGGAATATATGAAATGGGTTAAAACTTACCCGCATTTATATTCTGCTGGTTATTGCGATCCCGAACACAACTCAAATAAAATATTAGTGGAGGCAGTTGGTGGCTTATAATTCTGAAGTTGAGGATCTAAAACAAATCATCAACAACAAAGATGAAGAAATTGACAATCTAAAAACTATTATCAAAACCGAACAGGAACAAAATAAAAAGCTTAAAGAACATGCAGCTCAGTATGTGAACAGCTGCAGGAAGCTTGGTATTTTTTAATGGCGCGTAGAAATTATTATAATAAAGGTGATTTTTATAGTGAATGGTCCCGAAAGCAAAATAAAAAAATTACCTGGGTCGACATCGACAGCTGCGGGATCTGTCATCGATGCTGGGAGCCGTTATACCTGGCGGAGACTTGTTATGATAAGGGACAAGAGTATAAAACTACTCATACTACAGAACGCCTGGCTACACTTGCTGGTCTACCTTCGTTCTTGGTTTTTTATAAAGTTGAGAAAAACGATGTTACAAGATTTAGAATAAAACAGCTCACACCAGTTAAGTCTGAAGAATTTAATTATTTATATCCTAGCGGATGGGTTGCTATTTTAGAGTTGCTGCAGGAACAACACGACAA